CTTTGGTAATATCTAATGTAATACCAGAAACTCCAGTGCCATCTAACTTATCAATATTCCAATCATCTTGTGCTACTGCAGTTTCAGTGCCAGTAGATAAACTTCTCTCTACAAAATAAGGTGTTGTCCCATTAATCTCAAAATACATTCCATTATCAGCACCAAAATATCCTATTCTCTGTCTTAGATTTTCTTTTGGTGTGGCAGGAACGAAAGTATTTAAAATAAGTAAAGATTTTCCTGGTTGATATGAGAATGTCTTTGTAGTCTCTCTAATTACTGAGCAACCAGCGGTAGTCCCAATTCCAATATTAACTAATCCTTGAGTAGTTGCAAATCCAACAGTAGAACCAGTTCCTACAATCAAACTCTCCCAAAGATTATTGTCTCTATATCTGTGAGAACTATCAAATAGGGTAAGTGGTTCTGATGTTCTAGTTCTACCAAAAGCATCTGGATTTACACTTACTGGAAATCTGTTGAGATTATCAACGATTTTTCCATCTCTAGTTGCAGCACCAAAAACTTCAAATAAACTTCTTTCTTGATTTAAATAATCTTGTGTAGTTATATTCCACTGAGCCATTAATCAATCACTCCAAGTTAATCTTTCTGGTTGATATCTTTGTACGTTTTTAATTCTTGATGATTGTTGAGATGCTGGATAAATGTTGTGAACAATTGCTCCAGGATATTCTCCCTGGAGATGTTCTGCCAATTCATTTTTATTCATCATTGCACCTTCGACTTCCATTCTATATATTTTTCCTTCCCAAACTACATCTGCAAAGAATGATTCTGTAGCAACCTCTGGATTTGATGAATTGATATAAAGATTTCCGTTGAAATCTCCGGAGATATTCACAGACTCTGATAGAAATTCTTTAAAACTTTTCATTAGCAGTTCCACGCTCTAAGGGACTTATTGATTCTGCTGTCAGGATCATTAGCAGTTTTAGCAGAAGTTAGTTTCTTTTTCATACCTTTCATCCTTGCACAGAATGAAGCACGCCGAGGATTGCCGACTTTCTTGGAAGGAGCTTTTAAATCTGAACCAGGATTTTCTCGTTCATAGGATTTACGACCTTTTTCATTTAATCCACCTTCCTCAGATTTTCCCTCTTTTTTTGTCCATGCGGCACTTTCTACTTGAAGAAATTGCTCACCCGGTTTAATGTCAGAAATATAGTAAGACTGAACTTTGGATCCAGGATAAACCTTCTCGATTTGATCTTGAACTTCTCCGCGACTTGGTTTTGTTGTCTGTGGGAAGAACAATTTGATTGCATAATATTTTCCTCTCCAATTAAGAGTTACTAAAATAATATTTCCAGTTTTTGAAGGAATTCTTACTGCTTCTGCCATTGGTTTCACATAATTTTTATCAGGACCAGGTTTTGCAGAACTTCCTCCCATAGGTTTTTTTGGAGAACACTCGCAAGGAGACTTTCCACATACCTCACAAACTTTATCATTCTCTTCAGAAACTATTGGATCTGGTTTAATCAGATCAATAACCTCAGCAAAAGTATTTCCATTCAAATCTTCAATAGTCTCTTCTTTAACAGATTTCCATCCACCACCTTCAGATTTATATCCCTTTGCTGCCCAACCATTTGCATAGGCTGAAGGATAGACATCAAACTTTGCTTTTGCCTTTGCTTTCCACTTTGCCCAAAGAGTGGGGTTGGTTGGTTTATTTTCTTCATCTAGATCTAGTTCTTCGGGAACGCAATTTGGAACTTCTTTCCCATTTTTCTTTTTCATTCCAACTTGCTTATATCCAGTCCAACATGGATCACCTTTTTCCTCATCCATTGACCCTTGAACATTGTGTTCACCACTATCTAAGTAGTCTGCAGCTGCATCAATGTAATCCGCTGCTTTTGTAATTTTTGATTGCACCCAGGCTTCAATATTACCTTCTCCTTTCATTTTTGTTCTAAGACGTTTTACTGCCCTTTCAATAGTAGATAGTTCAGATCTTGCCATTGAATGCTCATGATCTGGTTCTACTTTTTTGGATTCTGAAATTTTACCAACAGTTACAGCATCCCACATAGCAGGTCCATAAGAACATTCCATTCTCTTTTCTTTCTTTCTGCACATAGGACAATATCTTTCTTCACTAGATTGCTCTTCTATCTTATTAGATACCATTTTTGGTTTTCCTCCTTTTCCTGGACGATCTGCTACTGGATCTGCTTGTCTTTTTCTTCTTACTGCAGCAGCAATTTCATCCTTAGACATTTTTGCTGCTTTTTCCTTAGAAAGACATTTTGGTTTTGGTTCTCCAGGTTCTCTGGCACATTTACCAACTCTTTCTCCTTTTGTGTTATAACGATCCCATCCACCGCCACCGACGCCACCTTCACCACCTTTACCAAACCACTTACGAAGATCTTCATATGCCATACCTCTTTTGGTATGCTTAATTTCACCTTTTTCTTTTGCAATCAATTTCTTAGAAACCGTTGCAAAATTTGCAATAGGATTTTCATCAGGAACCAATTTTGGTTTCTTATCATATTCATCAACATCTCCATCATTATCCCAATCAACATACTGAACAGTTGCATGATGGACCAACTGCTTTAGATCCAGGTTAGGATCTAATTGATGTTGCTTGCCTTTTAAGTGTGGAGTTTTGTGAGAAAATTTTGGATACTTCATTCAACTGGTTTTGATTTAGTCTCTTCACCTTTTGCTCTTTTTCTTCTCGCTGCACAATGAGCACGTTGAGAAAATCCTTTTGGATTTGAACAATCAATATTCTTTTTATATTTATTGGACCACTCTTCTTGAAAATCTTTAAATGTCTTCATCTACTTGATTTTTCTTTAAAAGTTTTGATAATTCTGCTGTAGATCCAACAAATAGTGCATTTGTAACATTAGTTGGTCCTTTTATTTGCTTTTCTTCTTCAACTTCTTTTAATTTCTTTTGCAAATCCATTAACTTATCTGTTGCATCAGCAACATTTTTAATTAATTGGCCTGCAACTTCATATGCTCTAGGCATTTCACTTTCTTGTGCCAATTCCAATATTCCATTAATAGCTTCTTGACCTTTTTCGATTAGACTATACAAATTACCACGAGTATACTCATAGTCTTTTTTAATATCTTGAATAGAAGTCTCAATTTTATCAATTTTTTTTAAATCATTATTATTTAAATTTTTTTCTACACTTTTTTCCACCAATTCACCATCAACATTAAAAGAGTTGTTTAGATTATCGAATTTTTTTGACATCTTCATAATGTACTACCACTAAAACCAAAATCATCTCCTTCTTGAATTAAAGCATTGTCCTGAGAAGTTATTGATTTTACTTCAGAACCCGAAAGATGGGATGTAATTGTAGTTTCATCTCTTCCTCTTTCTACTGTTAATACATTTCCTGATTTTAGTTTTACGTAAACTTCTTCACCTTCAATATCCAAGTAAGTATTTACAGATATTGAAGATGCATCATTAACAGGAATTAAAGTATCAGTTGTACTTATGTCCTTTGATAGATTTGTAAGTACTATACCTGTATAGTTTTTGATTGCCCTTGGTTCGGCAGAAAATACAACTTCTCTGGAAACATTTTCTGTATTTGTGCCAGAAATATAACTGATTGTTGCCTTTTTGACAATATCTTTGGTTGCAGAAGAAACAGGTCCAAATAAATATGTTTTAGCTGTAAATCTTAGGGTGTATAATAAAACCCTTCTTGTAGTAAAATCGCCTTCATAATCATCTTGCATCGTTATATTTTCAAGAACTATTGGAATATCTCTTTTTTCTTGAATAGATTCTACTAAATCAACTGTAATATTATATGATGGTTGAAAATATGGTAAAATCTGCTCTACTATCTGAAGAGCATCATCATTAAGTTTACTCATTATACTCAACTCAAATTGCATATTATAAGGAACTGGCATATATGCTTTTTTAGTTTCTGATCCATTATCAGGATCTTTCACCGTAAATGTCTGTGTAGTTGATACTTTTCTTGCTGGATCGTATGTAAGTCCAGTAAATTCAAAAGACATTCTTGGTAGTGACATTGCCACTGACCTATTTAAATCTGGAGATTGCTCAAGTCTTGCTAAAAATTTCTGGGTTGGTCCATAAGCTAAGGGAACCTTAAGCACGCTAACCACAGAGTCTGATGAATTAGTGTGTTTAATACTGATATTATTAAAAAGAGTACCAAAAGATACAATTGTTTTTCTTAATATCTCGTTATAAAAATATTCAAACATTACTTATACCGCAAAAATTTTTTATACCTATAAATATTATTTATGGCATTCCAAATGGATTAGATTCGCTAAAATCAATAATCAAGTCTGCTTCTAATTCTATTTCATCGTTGCTCGAATAACCATCCTTATATGTACTAGTATCAACTACTCTGATTTGATAAGTAGCATTTGATTCTGAACCAACTACAGATTCTCCAGAAACAAAAGATCCAGACACAGTTGAAACTTCTAACTCATTAGTTATTGAGTTCCACTTTCTAACTCTAGCTGTCGTTCCTGATGTACTTCCGGTTACCAGTTCGTTAAACTGGAAAGTTCCGGATCCAGAACTAAATGGCGATTGTATTGTTATTAGAGGTGCTTGGGTATATCCCAAACCAGCATTAGTTAATCTGATAGATGTAATTGTTCCTGCAGTGCTAACCACAGCAGTTGCGGCAGCAGATATTGTTGAATTTCCCGTAAAAGTGATTGTCGGAGTAAAACTATATCCAGATCCATAGTTAGTAAGAGTTATAATGCCAACAACACCATCTCCTATAGTAGCTGTTGCAGCAGCCCCAGATCCACCTCCACCAACAAATTTAACTCCAGGTGTGGATGTATATCCAGAACCAGCATTGACAATTTCTACAGACTGAACAGATGTTGCTGAAGGGTTTACATTATCATTACATACAACTATTCCGCCAACCATTAAAGCTGTTGCTATTCCAGTAACTCCTCCGGATGGAGCAGATGATATAGCAACTCTTGGTGTTGATGTGTATCCCCCTCCTCTATTTGTAACGGTTATTAACCTAATTCCGCCATTTACAATAGATGCAGTAGCAGATGCTGTTATTCCTGCACCAACCAAAGTTAGGGTTTGTGTTCTTCCTACAAAAATCTCTCCGCCATCTGCTCCAGAAATAGATTCTAAAGTATCATCAATTTCATCAACTCCAGTGTCAATAATTTCATCCTCATATCTAAACAACTCACATCTAAGTTGATAGACATAATTTTTTTGTAGTTGATAAAATGGTTTTTCGTGTTCTACGTATTTTATTTCAAATAATCTATCTCCAAGTGGAAAATAAATTAAATCACCCTCCTTTGGTCTAGAACTTAATTTGATATTTGGTTGATTTGAGATTAATGGAGTGATATATGTCTTAAATCTTTCCTGGGATATTATCAATGATATTTCATTTGTACCTTGAACTCCAAATTTTGATAAAAGTGTATTAGTATCAGAATATCCTTCAAAATTTTCTACATATGCCTCAATTGGATATGAAGAGTCAAATTTTGATTCTATAACTTCTTTTATTATTGTTTTCTCTGTAATATATTTTCTGGGTAAGTAATAAACTTCAACTCCATACATTCTTAATTGTTCGTTTATTAGATCTTGAACAAGACCTTGTTCAGTTTTTGAACCTTGAAGAAAAAATGGATTCAGCATATTATTATCCTATCATATCTAATGGTGGCAATTCATATGTATTAGACATTTTTTCCATTATAACATCCAATTCTTTTTGTCCATCATCATACAATTGCCTTCCATTCAATTCAACTCCACCTGGCAATTTCACTCCTTGGAATTTAATTAGATTTTGTCCCCACTGCCTTTTAATCAGTGAGGTCAGATACATTTTGAGAAAAGAGTCATTCCATACTTTGGAAAAATCATTTGGATTTAAGACACTATAACAATCTATAATCAAATAATCTCCAACAGAAACACTTCCCCAGTCAATATCTAGATATAATCTATTCATTCTCTTATTAAAACGTATTTGTTTCTGAGTCGTTAGAAGAAAATCTATATCTTCTAGGTAGGTTTTTGTCATAGCATATGTAAGTATCTCAGTCGAACCCCAATAATAAATATCATTTAAAAATAATTGATATTTCACACTGAACATATTATTGGTTGTTGTATTTGTCCCATCAAAATGATATATCTTTTGAATTCCTATAACTGAGTCTGGTATCTGCAAATAATTACTATTTTCTTTATAATTAAAAGTAACTGCAGTTCCAACAATATTTGCTGTTGCACTTGTTACCGCTATTCCTGCAACTGCACTATTTCCACCAGGAGCTCTTCCCCTATCAATATCATCTTGTGTTATTTGATACTTTAGATATGCTTGTCCAACCCCATCAAAGTGTCTTTCTTGAAAGAATTGGATAGCATCATCAACTAAATCA